AGGGACGAATACTTTACCGAGCTTCATAGAAGAAGAAAAATCCTCTATAGAAACCCGACTAGCTGTTCGTCCTGCCACTGATAGGAGAACTTCAGAAAGATCTGGAGATCCACCATAGCCTCGAACGGAGAGTTGAAATAACTCCGCATATGAGGCCATCTTTGATCCCAGACCTCGTCGCTTGCCATCGAATCCTCGAAACTCTCGTAAAAAGAGTCGCCGACCTTGTTTTGCAAGGCCGTCAAAGAGTCCGGCAGTGAAGCGATTACTGAGCCCTCCGTGTCCCTCTGTGTAAGAGAGGACAGCAGACAGTGTAGCCACTCCATTATGTTGGCGAACGCGGGACTTCGGAAGAAGAACCCCCGAAACTCGCCAGCCATCCCATCCCCGTCGACAGCGTTGTGGTAGGCATTCGGCAAAGGACCCGATAAGGGCACCATCACCGTAACCATCCGGAATTCGCGGCCGACGGAAATGAGCAGGGAGGCGATCCACTGCGTATCGGTAAGCCTGAAGTACAGACGAGTCCCTGTAAAGGGATCCGCCTCCACGTAGGGCCCACCGACACAGGTTGTTGCTAAGGAGCAATAATCCTGATACATTGGAAACCTCTCTGGTTATGGTTATTGGAGTGACATCGCGGCCGTAAAAGTAGTGTTTTCCACAACTCTCACGATACGGACCATCTGCAAACGTCTTCTTCGGATTCGTCGTAAAACCGGCGAATTCTAGGATATGGACGACTGCAGGAAAGTCCCCGACGGTGACAATAATATCATCGCCGTACACAGCCGCGTGCAGCCCTTCCCGACCAACGGTCTCCGTGCACACACTCGAACAGAGGGCCCAAAAGATAAGGCTCTCTAACTCAAATGTGTACCCGTTTCCCATGGCCGAGAACTTCTGGAGGTTTATGACTTCTCCAGAAGGAAGACGTCTAGCGTGAGTCCTGCAAGAAAGCAGGGCCTCAAACCAGTCCGCAGGTAGTAGCTCTTTGACTAGCTCAAAACTAACACAGTCGCTCGCCGAGGAAAGATCTATGGTAGCAAGGCTACCACGACTCCCCTGACGGGCTAAGAGTTGGTTCAGAGTTTGGTCATCGAGATCTATTCCTACGAGCTTCAAACGCCGACGTATATATCCACCGAACCCCTTCTGAACAAACATGTTCATATCTGGCTCGATAGCTATAACGCGGTCGATGAAAGCATCTTTAGGCACAGTGGTTACCTTGCTCTCCTCCCGTATTTTAACACACGGGAGGACATCCTCGGTTATCAGACCACCACTTGATTTTACCCAAATGGGGCTGAGGCCAATTACGGCCACAGCGGAAGCAAGGTTATCAAACGTCGTTTCGGGGGCTTCCCCGTATTTGTACGAGAGATGCCTCTTGGAGAACGGCAACCGTGTAGTTGAGCCGGGTCCAAAATTGAAGTGCTTTGCAACCTTTGACCAACGAAACGGACCCAGCAGTTTTTGGATCTTTTTACGTGCGAGGCGGAATGCCTCGTGCGGGCCATCGAGTAGATGACCTGTCCGGAACTCCTGAATACGCTCGTTGGTAAGGCGACACTGCTCTTCACACGCCCTCCATTTCTCAATGGCGGGAGTCGCTTTATCAGTACTGCCCGGTAAACCGGGATATTTCCTGATCAAGCTCGCACCAAGCAACGCTAAGGCGAAGTCTTCGGATCTGTCAAAATCCTTAGGCTCCACTCGAACGTTGGCGGCGC